CTTGTAATTCCTGAAATGCTTTTTTAGTTAATTTTCTTAGTTTAAGTGTTAATTGTTTCCAGGTTAATTTATTTTCATTTTCTTCAAGACCAAAATCTATTTTAACAATATCAGGAGTTGTAAAAAGTTCAGATTCGAATTGTCGTCTATGCATAAAGTCAATTCTTATTTCTGATTTATTGGACTCTCCTTTTTGACCTGTCCTCCATCTCAACAGCATTTTAGGTATATCTTCGTAAAATTCTTTATTAAGCCATCTTAATACATTACTTTTTACAAAATTTTCTGCACCTACATGGCTACAAAAACTAGCCAAAGCCAAAAATTGGTTATCGCTTATAGGTACATTTACATATCTTTTTATAACATTATTTGCTTCTTGTAGTTTACTAAGCATAGTTAAATTTTTACCAACTGGGCCTAATCCATTAGAAATATCTACAACTTTATTTCCATGTTTGTCTATTAAAATAATACTAGGACCATCAAAAAGTGGTGTAACATTATTTTTTACAAGACCTTCTATAACTGCTTGTACAATTTGTAATTCACTAGGTTTAGCCATCTCCAGTATCTCCTAAATTAATTTTATTTGTAACATCGTTTACCATACTATTAAGATCATTACTTGTTATTCCTGTAGTTTTCATAACAGAGTTAGTTAAATTACTAACATCACTAACACTTGTAATATTATCTACGCCAAGATCTTTGCAAACATTACCAATTGTGTCATCTGCAAGACTGCTAAGTTTTTCCATAGGATTGTTCGCCATGTCTGCTAAACTACTTGCTTCAGCGAATGCACCGTTTAAATCTATTTGTAATTGTTCTATTTGATACATGTACTCGGGTATCTCTTTTCCATATCCTATTACATAATCTCCAGTTAAACTGTTAAGGGTAGGTATTTCAAAAGGTAATTCTACATTTAGTAATCCTTGTATAGTGGCGTCAAAATTTAACAAATCGTTTATTTCGCCTTTTAAAGGCCCTATGTCAAAATTACTAAATTCTGCAAGTTTACCTTCAAGATTAATACCAGGTATATTTAATTTAGATGCAATATCGGCTACCTTATCAACATCTGACGCTCTTTGTTTTTCAGCAACTTCTTCCATTATTGATTTAATTTGTGTTTTATATCCTTTATATGGATCATTTACAGTTTTAGGCTCTGTTGCTTCTGGATCTGCATCTGCTGTTTCGTCCTCTACCATTGCTTTCTTATTAGCATCTGCTATGGCCTCAGACACATAATGGCCTGCATAGGGCTCTGCAGTGAGCATAGTATTTACTATACTTTCTACACCATTTAATTCTTCACGTTCTCCCATTCCAGGCACTAATTTTGCACCGCCTGTATCTTCATAATTAAATTCAGGTTGCTTAGATGAAAAATCAGCATGATCTATCATGCTAATATGTTTAGCACCTGCACCTGGCAATGCCACTTGTGGTAATTTACCTGCAAATCCCGGAGTAGAATTTAGCAATATTGGTACACCTGTTATACCTATTCCTGTAGGTCCTAACAAATTTAAACCTAAGCCTCCAATAATACCTACAGGTCCTGCTGGTGCATTAATGCTTATGCCACCAATTACGTCTGTATCCCCTGGAGGAGGATTTTTAATTGTACTAATTATATCAATTTTTCTACCATCTTGGGCCAGCCTATTTGCCGCCTTAAGATTAAGATCTCCATTTTGAGCATCAAATATTCCTGATGTCCCAGCCTGTATTGTTGTTTTACTAACTGATTCAATGTGTATAGAACCGCCTGTTCCTATTGCTCCTGTATGTATTTTTTGATCATAACCTGGAGGCATTCCAACATATTCTCCTTTAAGCATGTCACCTGCGGCTTTTAATTTTAAATTTTTACCTGCTTCTATGTTTACATCTTTATCTGCTCTCAGGTTAAAACTGCCTTTTGCTCTCATATTAATAGAGCCTTCACCAAATAAATTAATACTGCCGTCTTTAGATAATTCTACCCAAGCAGTTCCTTCTTTGTTTATTAAATATATAATACCTTCTGCATCATTTAAAAGTATTTGGTTGCCGCCTCCTGTACGCAATCTTATATGTCTGTTATCAGGAGTATCGTCCATTACAAATTGGTGTCCAGTACCTCTATGTGATAAAGGATCATCTTGCTTCTCTACTGGACCTGGAGTTAATATTCCATATGTATGATTTATATCTGCAGTATGTAATCCAGCAGTAGCAGTACCTCTAACACCATCTCCTATAAGACCTTGTTTTACAATAGTTTGTGCCAAATCTAAATGTACTGGTCTTGGATGATCGCCACCTTCTTGTTGTACAGGATCAAGCAATGATTTTTCTGCTACAGGAACGTTCATTCCAATAGCACCATAATTTAATTTGCTACCTGGAATACTTGGAATCATATGGCTTTTTCCACCTGGCGGTGGTAAACAGGCTAATATTACTGCTTCGTTTTTATTATTTCCTATAAAAGCAACTAGAACTCTATTACCAGTGTCTGGTGGAGCCATCCATAAACCATAACTTTTTTGTGTATTTTTATATTGCCTGTGATTAAATTCTTCTGATTCTCCAAAAAATTTCTTACTATCAAATGCACTAGTAATACCTACAAATGGAGATGTCCATTCTGCCCAAACTTCTCCAGGTGCTAAACCAGTTTTAGGATCTATCTCTTCAGATGATTTAGGGTCTGCTCCTAAAAATGGAATGTAAATTTTTAAAGCACCTGTCCTTGAGTAATCTTTTACACTTTTTATAATACCCATATGGATTCCAGTGTACTCAAGATTTCTTACACGATCAACTATACCGCCTAATATACGTCTTCCTCTGTCTGCTTGTCTATCGCTCACTATTATTCCTATTAATCGTCTGGTCTGTTACCTACTCCATATATTTCGTCCATATAGGCTTCCCATCTTTCTTCATCTGATGGATACTCTTGTCTTTCTAATTCAGCAATTTGCTCTTCAGATAGTAAACCTTTTGCCGCAACAGGAATTCCGCCTGGTTCTGACAGACTAAATGTAAGATTTGTTCCTTTTGGATCATTTTCAAAATTTGCATCTCCAGAGCCAACAGTATTATCTCCAATTTGAGCCATTTTTTCAGTTAATCTTTGTTCTACAACATTTTTTACAGCAAGTATTCTAGCAAAATTATATGTTTGATTTTGAAATGCAGTGATGTCTGTTGTGTACATACCTCCACTAAATTTACTTATTGCTGACGTAATATGATATATTCCACTCATTGAATAATTTAAATGCTCATAAGAATAGAGTCCAGTATTTTTGTCTTCGTCACTTATATCAAAATCTAATTTTCTTGGAGATTCTATCACAAGTAAAAATTGATTACTGCCACCACTATATGATATTCCTAACAGATCTGTTGAGTCCACAGTAGGTGTATCTGTAGTTGGTCCTTCATCATTATTTCCATCATAAAAATTTGCTTTGCCCATATACCAAGGATCGCCTCTTAGTTCCATGTTAATTGCAAGTGTACTCTTTGCACCTGAATTATGTGCGTCCATTAAATGTGCAAAAGAAGTTTGTCTAATAGAACCTCTTTCTGCAGGTACATCACTACCTGCTTTATTCTTACCACTATCTCTTTTTAAAATTTGCAAATTACGAGCAATATCCTTCTCTAAAACACTCTTATATCCTTCTGCTACTCTAGGATCATTTTGTGTATTTCCTTCTAAACCTGGCACTATTTCTGAAGCAAATAATGGTATATTATTAGTTACCTCTCCGCCATTAGTAACTTCCTGATTATCGGAACTTGTGGTTGTGTTTGATTGTTCTGAAATTTTTCCCTTTACTACAACAGCATTTACTAGTTCCTGTGCTATGTCTTCTTGTACTAGTATTTCCTGAAATTTTTTAACTTCTGCATTAGATGAGTCTTGGATATTTTGTGCAATATAGTTTGCTTCAGTTTGGTCAAAACCTAATCCTGAGGCAATATCTCCTATAGACGCTCTTAATTCAGATGCAGTTTCACCACCTTTGTCTACTAAGTCTCCAACTTCTGTAAAAAAGTTTAATATATTACTTTTTTTAGCCTCGTCATCTACTTTTTCATTAGGTGAAAAATCTAAAGAAACATTACTTGCCTCATCAATATTAATTGAACTAGAACTAGCATAGGCTAATTGAGCCTTGTGATCTCTTTTTCCAAAAATTGGAACCCTTAATACAAATGCTTCGTCAAAAGTGAGATCAAAATTTATTATTTGGTCATTTAAACCTGTAAAATAATACATATATTCTTTTACGATTCCCATTTCTTGAATTCTCTTAGCAGTTGTTTCGTCATCTAAAACCATACTAAGTTCTTTCGAAGATAATCCTATATCGGTTCTCGATTCTTCAAATAGTCTTAACCTGTATTCAATTGTTGCTTTATAAGAATGTGATGCTTCACTAAATTTACTATAATCAAAATTTACTGTACCGCCTATTCTAAACCACTTTATGAATGTTTGACCTTTATTTACTTCGCCTTCTGGATTTTCAGGATCTTGTAATCTTGTTCCTTTTTTAACTAAGTCATAACTTAGAGCCATTATAGATGAAATTGCGTCTGGAATAGGAGTTTCTGCTTCAATAATCATTCTAACTTCTTCAGGTGCTGTTAATACAGTTTTACCTCTTTCCTGTCCTGCTGGATCTAGTATAGTGGCTTTTTGTCTATATACAGGCATGCCATCTTCATCAAATTCGCCAAGATCAAATCCACCTACATCACTGTTCCAGTTTTGTAGTAAATTTGTTCCTTTATCAGATCCATAACCGCTTAATGTGACTTTAATTTTATCACTGTAACCCTCATCAAATTCTCCTGAAAATTCGTCCCTAGGAAAATCTACACCACCATCGGTAGTGGATACTGATTGTATTTCAAAAGGATTGTAATGCAAGGATTGACCAATTATTTTAGATGGGTCAGCATACAAAAATGCATCTATGCCGTTAGGATTTATTTCTACACCTTTAGCAGGACCATCATATTCATTTGGGTCATCTGATACCCTGCCGTCACCATCAGGATCTATTTCACTTGCCAATCTGGAAGGAGTATTATTTACTCTGCTTTCATAATCTGTATTAGTTTCGCCTTTTAAATCATATGCTCTATTAGATACAGAAGGATCTTTAAATACTCCGTCATAATTAATGATATATGTGTTTAATTTAGTTTCATCGACCTCATGACCTTTATGTTGTTCTTTAACTGCATTGTTTAATTTTAAATTAAAATCATCTAATAGTTCTGGTAAACTTGAACCTGAAATATTAATTTCTCTAGGAACTCTTGCAAATTGGCTAAATTCTGCTACTGCATCCATAGGGTGCGCCGAAAAATTATAAACAGCACCTTCGGGTCCTATAGTCATATCAAATCTTACATATCCTAATTCAAATATAAATGGTCCTATTATATCTTTTACTGAGCCTGAACCTTCATCTACATCATCAATGTCGTCCTCATAACCTCTAAGGCTAAGTTCCATATAGTATGGTACATCGCCACTGGCTAATTTTTTAACTTCACTATCTGAATCATCTATTGCATAATCACAAAAAACTTTGGCGGCAGATATTCTGTCTAATAGTGTAATACTACCGGGTTCTGTAATTGTCCAATTAAAAGAAGTATCAGCAAATGTGCTGGTAGTACTACTAAAATTTTCTATTTCTAAATCATCTATTATTAAATCTGTTGCACCTGTTTCTGCAATTACTACTATATCATCTGCTTCTGGTCTTAAAAATTTAAAAGCACTTTTTTCAACAACATTTTCGTCTATAGACTTATGCATTTCTATAACTTTTTCCCTTTTGATCATAAAAAATCTTATATGATACATAGGAGTTTGAAAACCATCCATTATATTAGTGTTGACTCTGTTTTCTAAATATTTGCCTTGCTGTACTGCTTTATTAAATTCATTGTCTTGTAGTCTTTTATCACCATCTTCAAGTTTTCCTTGAAGAAATTCTTCGGTCATTTTAGATTTTTTCTCTTCAAAAATTTGCTGAATTTCTGCCCATTGTCCTTTGTCTACAAATTTTAAGGCTTCATCATTTTTAGCAAACCAGGAGTCCCAACTGGATAAACTATTATTTGTATTTGCAGATTCTAATAATCTTGTTGCGTCTGCTTCGCTTAATACTAATTGAGAATTTAAATTGTAACCAACACCATTATCAAGCATCTCGGAAAGATTTTCATCAGTTATACCTTTTACACCTACTGAATAACCATTAGCCGTGCCTAATTCTGTAAAAACATTATTTGAACTGTAATATGCGGCTTTACTTGCCAACCAACGATCGTATTGCTCTTTGAATCCACGGCCTGTTTTACTTGCTCCAAGGTAGGGTTGTCCGTGAATATATTGACCGTAATCAGGTACCGAACTCATTTTAACTTCCTCCGGTTACTCTGTTTACATTTCCTGCAGAAGGCAGATGAATAGTTACTCCTGTTTTAAAGTCTCTTATAGGGTCAACAATTAAATCAGGATTTCTTGATGCAAACACCCACCATAATTCTGTGCTTTCATATAATTTTTCTGCAAGTAAATCTGGCCTTTCATTATAGTCTTCCTCTATAGTGTAAACTTCATCGTTCATATTAGGTCTCAAAATAGGTACGTTGTTCATATCCAAAAACATGGAATCGAAAATTTTTGCACCTCTAATAAAAGATTGTCTGTTATATTTTGCCATTTTTAAATAAATCCGTCTCTGTATAAACTGCCATTTCTAAACGCCTCAACATCAAATTTTTCTCTAATTTTCTTAGGTGTATATGCTGGTGCAAGTTCTACCATGATATTTGCTCTGGTAGGTACAAATGTTGTTTGTTCCTCAAGTTTATCTGAACCTTTTGCTTTAGTCATAGATGTTACAGGAATATAATCTACACTATCATTTAACTCTATAGAATATCCACTTAGTATAACTGGAACTTTATTAAAGCCATGATGACCTAAATATTCAAATATTAAAACTGGAGGAGGTGTACCATATTTGTCTTGATCTATTGCAGATTCACCAAAATATGATTTGCTTACAGATCTTATAAAATGCATTACTGCTAATAGATATTGTGCTTCGTAAATGTCATTTGCATAAAAATCAGCATTTATAGGAAGTCGTGGAGGCCTACTATTATTATATGTGTAAATAGGATAATTCATGCCATGTCCTAAATGCTCATTGTATTCCACAGTACCTGCTAAAAATATTTGAGGTGTTGTTTGCCAAATCATACCGCCAGCCTTTTTAAGTGGGCCTAATATACCTGCATTATCGGCCTGATATATTGTGTCTGCACCGCCTGCCTTGGGTCTTAATCTGGCTCTCCAGTCGAAAGATTTTGTGCCTCTGTTTAATTCATCACTTTTGATCTGAATTTGTCCTGCATTTTGTACACCTGTATTTAACTCTGTAGCCTGATTTTGTATTGCAGACAAAAAGGCATTATCTTGAAAGTTTTCAACACCACCACCAAGTCCTGGAAAAAATGAACCTAGAAGACTTGACGCTCTTGGGTCAAGTTTGCCCATTTCTTTACCGATTTTATTATTTAAAAAACTGTTTACTGATTTAAAAAACTTTGGCATTTATATCTCCTGTATAGGTATTTATCATATTCATTAAAACTTGTTTTAATTGGCCACTTTTACTAAATACTAATTGACATACACAAAAGACTGTGTATAATACTAACAATATAAATGAACGATAATTTTGAGGAGAGTAAATGGCACAGCCTAAGAAAGTCAATTATCTAAATAATAAAGATATCCTAAAAGAAATTCACAAGAGCAAAATGACATTTTGTTATTTGTCTGATGAAAAATACAACGAATTTGACATCATACTTACTGATGTTAAAAAGATAAACAGAAATAGTATTAAAGCCGCAAGAGAAAACAAAGCCGCCAAAATGCAACAACAAGCATATCAGGCCGCAATGGCAGAGCATGATCCTAAGGACTACAAAAACAAACCTAAACAAAAAGAGTTTTTGGTAGATCCTAAAAGTATTGCAAAAGAGGATTTGGTTTTTCGTGTAATGACTATGGAACATATACCTGAGGAACCAGGCAGGAAGAAAAATCCTAAAACTGAAGCGGAGTTTTTAGCAAAAGTAAATTTTCCTCCTTTCAAACATTATGCTTATGTAAATGATGAAGTAACTGAGGTTGCAAGAAGTCATTGGATGGGCAGTTTAAGTAATGGAAAATTTAATTGTGAGCATGGTAAAATTACAAACAAGTTAGGACACATGTTCCTAAAACTTGTGGAAAGATATAGCCACAGAGCAAACTGGAGAGGTTATACTTATGTTGACGAAATGAGAGGTCAAGCATTAGTACAATTAAGTTACATTGGTTTACAATTTAATGAAATGAAATCAGATAATCCATTTGCATATTATACAGCCGCAGTTAATAATAGTTTTACAAGAGTATTAAATTTAGAAAAAAGAAATCAGACTATCAGAGATGACATTTTAATTGAGCAAGGACACTTGCCTAGTTATGGTAGACAAATACAGCATGAGGACGAAATGAGACTCATGAGAGAACAAGCAGAAACATCTACACAAGAATAATTTATGGCCCAACTTTTTAAGAATGCGGCCTGCTTTACTGACATTCATTACGGACTAAAGCAGAATAGCCGTGTACATTTAGACGACTGTCACAGATTTGTGGATTGGTTTATTACAGAAGCCAAAGCCAGAGACTGTGAGACTTGTATATTTTTAGGCGATTGGCATCATCAAAGAGCAAGTGTAAATGTTGCAACAATGAATGCCAGTATCAGAGATCTTAAAAAAATTAATGATGCATTTGATAAAGTATATTTTATACTTGGTAATCATGATTTATATTACAGAGAAAAACGTGATCTTAATAGCATAGAATTTGCTAGAGACTTAGACAACTTTGTAATGATAGATGAACATTTTTTACAAGATGACGTTGCAATTATTCCTTGGTTAGTAGGAGATGAACACAAACAAGTTGCTAAAATGAAATGCAAATACATGTTTGGACATTTTGAACTACCTTACTTTAAAATGAATGCAATGGTAGAAATGCCAGATCATGGTGGTATAAAAGCAGAGCATCTTGCAGGCCCTGAATATGTGTTTAGTGGCCATTTCCATAAACGTCAATACAAAAATAATATACATTATATGGGTAATGCTTTCCCACATAATTACGCAGATGTAGATGATGATCAACGTGGTGCTATGTTTTTGTCATGGGGAGAAGAGCCTATATATGTGAACTGGGCACAAGGTCCTAAGTACAGGGTATTTACATTAAAACAGTTATTGGACAATCATCAAAACCTATTAGATGAATACACCTATGCAAGGGTAAAATTAGACATCAGTATCAGTTACGAAGAAGCAAATTTTATTAGAGAAAAATTTGCAGAACAATATAATGTTAGAGAACTTCAATTACTGCCTATTAAAGAGGAAGAAGAATTTGAGGGAGGAGATATAGAGTTCGAAAGTGTTGATCAGATTGTTATACAACAACTGGAAACCATAGAAAGTCAGACTGTAGAAAAAGATAAACTTATAGACATTTATCAGAGCATTGAGATAGAATAATGTTAAAGATTAAAAACGTATCAGCAATGAATTTCATGAGTGTTGGGAACAACACACAGGCAGTGAACTTTGATGGATGTCAACTAACTCTTGTGCTAGGTCATAATTTAGATATGGGAGGAGATGGTAGCAGAAATGGTACAGGTAAAACTACAATTATTAATGCACTAAGTTATGCTTTGTACGGAGATGCCTTAACCAATATCAGAAAAGACAACCTTATAAACAAAACAAACGGCAAAGGCATGATTGTTACTGTGGACTTTGAAATACAGGGTGTACAGTACAGAATAGAACGTGGCAGACGTCCTAATATCTTAAAGTTTTTTATAGATGGTGAGGACTCTTTAGATCAAGAACAACAAGGCGATAGCAGAGAAACACAAAAAGAAATAGAGAAAATTATTGGCTTTCCCCACTACATGTTTAAGCATTTAATAGCATTAAATACCTATACAGAGCCCTTTTTAAGCATGAAAAACAACGATCAAAGGGACATGATAGAGCAATTACTGGGTATTACAGAGTTATCTCGTAAAGCAGAAGTGTTAAAAGAAAGGCAAAAAAACACTAGAGAAGGCATAAAAGAGGAAGAAATACGCATAAATGCAGTAGAAGAAAGCAATAAACGTATAGAAAAAAACATAAAAGAAATAGAAAGTCGCAGTAGAGCATGGGAAAAGAACAAAGAAGACAAGATAATTGAACTTGGAGAAGCCATTGTTAAACTAGAGGAAATAGATATTTCTGCAGAAATAGACAATCATAAAATATTATCTACATTAAAAGAACAGCAACTTAAAAAGAAAAATTTAGAACAAGAACATAACAGATTGCAAACATCTTTAAACAGAAGTTTGGAAAAAATTGATGAACTTAAAAGCAATTTAGAGAGTGCAAAAGAAGGTGTATGTCCAGCATGTGGACAAGAAACAGCACATTTAGATACACATGAAGAATACACAGAGGAACTAAAAGAAAAAATTGATACAGAAGAAGAATATTATAACGAAATATATTCCAGATCACAACAACTAGATGAAGATTTAGTTGAGTATGACAATTTACAAAATGAGCCTACGGTATATTATTCCAAATTGGAAGAAGCATTACAACACAAACACAATGTGGAAACTATGACAGAACAATTACAGGAAAAAGCATTGGAGCAAAATCCTTATGTAGAACAAATTGAGGGTTTACAAAACTCTGGTATTCAGGAAATCAGTTTTGAAACAATGAACGAATTAACATATCTACAGGAACATCAGGACTTCTTATATAAACTACTAACCAGCAAAGACAGTTTTATCAGAAAGAAAATTATAGATCAAAATATTGCATATCTGAATCACAGACTTGCATACTATCTGGAAAAACTAGGCTTACCACATGACGTAAAATTTGCAAGTGATTTAGGTGTAGAGATTACTGAGTATGGCAGAGACTTAGACTTTGATAATTTAAGTAGAGGTGAACGTAATAGACTGATACTTGGTTTAAGTTGGAGTTTCAGAGACATGTATGAAAGTTTAAACAGGCCAATGAACCTGTTATGTATTGATGAACTTATAGACAGTGGTATGGACAGTATGGGTGTGGAAAATGCTCTAAGTGTTCTTAAAAAAATGAACAGAGAGCAAGGCAAAAATATCATGCTGATATCACACAAAGAGGAACTTGTTGGTCGTGTAAATAATGTATTAACCGTTGTAAAAGAGGGCGGGTTTACTGCATATAACACCGACACAGAGTATGTTAATTGATATACATTTTGGACAAAATAAATCCTACACATTAACCTATAAAATCTACGACACAGAACACGGCAGACTTTTCTACGACAGAATGAAAAGTCAGGAAAACAATCTGATTAGCAGAAAAGAATTTTACGGATTTGGAGAAACAGAACAGGATATTTTATCTGAACTGGAAAAAATAAAAAGTTTTGTTGCACAAAGATTGCCAGATAAAAATCTGGGAGACGACTTAAATGTTTTGCATAGTGAGTTTGTGGAACTTCATAATTATGCAGAACAAAATGATCCAGAACTTTATGAAGTACTTAGAGACTTCAACTACAGAATACACCACTTGGAATTTTTACAAAACAAACTGGAAAGTTCCACAATATATTTTATGTGCGATGGCGATGCAGGAGTATCCTTGCCTGATTCAGCACTAGAAGATTTTACCATAGTCAGAGAGCCTGGAAAATTATACATGTCATATCCGCACGTGGGCAAATCATTCTACTCAATATTTTTAGACAACGACATGGATATAACTCCAGATCAGATAGAGTGTACAACACTAATGCGTAATACTTTGTTTATGTGGTTTGGTAAAGGTGTTTATACTGCTGACAGCAAACTGAATGCTCAGATGCGTAGGATGATGAATTTTTATGTCAAAGTCCAGGAAAAAATGCCATACGATTTCGATGATAAAAGATTAACTATAGGAAATTTATTATTAGGAGAAGCAATTGATATGCCTGATAATATAGTGGAAATACTGGAAAAGCACAAATATCTACATAGTTGGAAATGTAAATAGACACTTCGTGTCTTTACAAACTACGTTCAATCACTTCGTAAACTTCGTTCTTTCACTTGTTTGTAATTTTTTAAAAAGCCGTTATCATGTATTTTGGAGTCATAACTCACCTATACAGGCGAGCAATGATGTCATCATGTGATTTCTTCATCATCTCAATCTCGGGTGCTACTAGGAGGCGGTAAGCCTTGTCCCCCCTTACACTACCGTCACTGGTGTCTTACGGGAGCCACATAACCTGGATGAGTTTAGTTATGTAACTAACAGGTTGCTTTTTCTCAGAGCCTGTATCCTTTAATACTGTTTGTCGTGTGCTGTATCTCATTTGCCGCCATACATCTCTAGATCCCGCACCAGGATTACTGGATTGTCAAAGAGCCCGATTTAATATGCCTCGGTTAGGGCGGTGTATGGTCCTATGTGTGCCTTGATGTGTTGCCTTGTGTGCCTTGAATTGTGCCTAGCAAACCTACTTATAGGTTCTTCAAGGACTCCTTAAGTATTTTCGAACCGCCTACTCTGACGTTGATAATTCCATTGTAATAGTCGTCGGTTTCAAGTACTCGCCTTTCGAATTGCTCTCTGGCTTCTAGGTAACTTGCAACTCCTCTACTAGGACAAAAATATAATATTTCTCTACGAAATTTGTCCTCTCCTAGTTCTATTACATCATTATTTAAATGATCGCTACTTCCCCAATAAGTTTTCCAGTCACTTTCCTTGTGACCCCGTCTTTTGTTTTTTCTTCCTTTTAATGGGGGTTTTGTAGTCTTAAATTTTGCTAATTTTTTGCCTACATATTTTTTGTCATTAGTTAAATTGGTAATTAAATAAACAAATGCTTCACAATCTTCTGGAAGTGTATCTATTTTTTTATTTTTGTGATACCAACTCATTATAGATCTTCTGATGCAGGTTTACCTGCTTTTGCCTTATAATATTTTTCTAATGTTTTTATTACAAGTTTACGTTGTGGCATAGGCATATTCCATCCTTCTTCAAAAGTCATAGAGCCATTTGAGAAAATTACCATTTCTGTAATCTCTTTGTTAATGGCATCTGTTTCTTCATTCAGCCTCCTAAGGTATGCCACTACCTCATCAGGCTCCGTTGTTGCTAGGAAGCCGTGAAAAAATTTACAGCATTAAAGTTTACAACTGATTCGAAATTGTAATCCTCTCCCTCTGGTAGTTTCTCACTACATGGAACACATGTAAGTTGCATTTTTTTATTAATACCTATTTCTGATATTTCATTAATAAATGCTTCTAATTCTGAACTAATAGTCGCATCAGCATTTTCTAAAAATTCTCTTATGTGCTCTACGTTTGCCACTGTAACTGCTTCTGTATCTTTAGTAGCAGGAACAGTAATACTGCTTACACTATCTACCAATAGTTCAAAATTCAATATTGCAAGTTCTATAAAATTTTGGTTAAATGCCTTGATTTTATCTACTTCGTCTTCTATTGCTTCTATAGATTGTAAACTTCTGCTACTTCTAAAGTTTGCCACTCCTGCTTTTACAGAAGTTTCATAACTAAAAGGTTTCATTGTAATAACTAAACCAGAGTTAGTAGTAAACTGATAATCTTTTTCTAATTTTTGTATATTTGCAAGTACAACTTCCGCACTTAAAACTGCAGATGCTGTTTCTCCACATTCTGGACAAGCACCAGATACATCTAATTCATCTCCATATGTTGCGGCCTGTATTGCTACCAGTAATGCATCAACATCATTTGAAACTAATGCTCTTGGCTTTTTAATGTTAGGTACACAACTTAAAATTACCTGTGCAACTGCTTCTCCGTTTAATAATGCATCTGGATTTTTAAGCATTATTTCGTCTTTTGCAGTCATAGGGAATACTGGTAACTCTTCTGATTCTGTAAAATCTATGATATCTGAATCGTAAAATTTACCGCCACTGGGTAATTCAGTATATAATTTAGGTACCCTAAAATGACCTGCTAATGGATTATGGTTATTTGCCATATTAAAACTCCTGTTAATAAATATGATAAATATGTTTATAACATATTACCAACAACTATTTATCACAGTAAAATACGTTGTTAATGACTAAGTGGATTTATGGCAGATACTATTATTATAACACTTCCAGATCAAGAGCAGATTGAGGTTGCTCATACTGTTGCTACAGAAGTGACTTTGAGAGCATTAGTTGACAGTCAAAACAATCTGAGTGCAACATTGAAAGCACAACTGGCATCAATGTTAAAACAATCAGGTAAATCTGACGAAGAAATTATTAAAACATTAAATGTCAAAAATGATGAAACTAAGAAAGCAATAGAAACATTAGATACAAACACTCAGGAAGGTTTTGGAGACATGGTAGATGGCTTCAAAGTTGAAATGGATGAATTCAAACGTATTAATAAGGACAGGATTGAACAAGAGAAAAAGGCTGAAGATGCGGCAAATTTATTTAGAAAAAATCTTGGAGATAATTTTGCAAGATTAGGAAAATTACTTACCAGTTTAGTTACACAATTAATTGCTATTGGAAGTGTTAGTGCAGGTTTCTTTTTTGCATCATTTAAAAATCTTGGAGAAGGCTTAAGGCAACTAACTGATACTGGTCAAGCATTTGGGGATATTCAAAGTGATCAAACTGCAACTACAGTAGACACAATTCTAAAATTTAATGAATTAGGTATAACAACAGGAGATGCTGTTGCCATTCTGGAACAATTTTCCACTAGTGCGGCAGTTTTAGGACAAAGCAGATTACCAGCACTTAACAAAGAGTTTTTAAATTTAACAGATAACGGTGTTAAATTAGGGGTAGCATTGGACGATGCCACACAACTCTTCCAGGAAGATTTAGCATTTAGATCCAGTTTATTACTAGCGGATCAACTTAATCAATTCCGTAATGCAGAAGCATCAAGACAGTCAATAGAAAATTTAAGAACGTTTTCAGCATTATTAGGTAAAAATGCAGATGATTTAAGACAGGAATCTATGTCAATATTAAGTCAAAATAAATCTTTCCAACAATTGACAGTAAGTATGGGACAATTTGGTGCTGAAACACAAGCGGCCGCACTTAGTTTAAATCAAGGACTTAGGGGTGCAGGAATATCACAAGAGATAATAAACAGTATTTTTGATGTTGCCTCTGTTGGCGTAACTGGCATTAACCAAACTTTAAGAGAGTTATCTCCGTTTGCATCTGGTTTTAGACAGGAATTAATAAATGCAGGTATGTCATTAAGAAATGGTACCATGAGTATGGAAGATGTTACAGGTGTTGTGCAAAAAATTCTTAACAGTATAGATACTGACGATCCAGGTGGACTTAAACAGTTAGTTGCAAATCCAGAAATTGGTGGTGCTTTATCACAAACAGCACAGGATTTAATTGAAGCATCTGTAAATGCTCGAAATGCCTTAAGAAACTTTGATGCATTAGGCACAGGTGGAACATTTAGTGAAGTACAAAACACTATTAATGAGTTTAATAACATTTTAAGATTGGCACAGGGAGGTTTGTCCGCATTCCGAAACAGTATTGTAGTTGGTGCACAGCCTAAACTTGCAGAATTATCTGCATTATTTGAAACTACAGGAGATAGTGCTAGTAGATTTAATCTAATTATGTCAGCAATAGGCCGTGGCTTAGGTACAGTTTTTGGTAATGCAATAGAAAAATTTATAGGACCAATAAATCGTGCAAACCCAGAAAAAATGTTAAAGATGATAGAAAATGCAGTGGTAGAATTTGGTACATTAGTGACTAACTTTTTTGAAGATGTTTTAGATGGATTTTTTAATAGAGGCGGTGAACTAAACATAATAGGTGGTATTACAAATTACTTTGTAACAGTAATAGAATATGCAGTACCTATAATATTAAAATTAATTGGTGCGGCTTTTGTAGAATTATTTAAAAATTTATTTACATTTACAGGATTGAAAATTGCCGCATTGATTACCGGCGGTCTTGTTATAACAACATTAATCACAGCAATGACCACAGCAATAGGTCTGATGTTTGCGGCTTCTACACCTATTTTTCAGGCGCATTTAGTTAAAATGCTTTCTGGTTTAGGATTTGGACCGGCGGCCGGTGCCGCCGGTGGTGCCGCCGCAGGTGCGGCCGGTGGTGCTGGTGCTTCATTACTAACAAAGGCAGGCACAGCCGCCAAAGGTTTAGGTGCATTAGGCGGAGTAGTTGCTTTAGGCTCTGATATAGCACAGGAAGATACAGCAGGTATGAAAGCAGGTGGTATAGGTGCCGCTATTGCTTTAGGATTAGGATTAGCATTAGCACCATTTACAGCAGGTGGGTCTTTAGGTTTAGCGGCCGCGGCTGGTTTAGGTGGCGGTGGTTATGCCTTAGGTTCATTAATAGGCGGAGATGGCGGAAAATCCAAAGATAGAAAAGAAGAAAATACTGAGGCATTAGCACAGGCACGAGAAAGTGTAATTACTTCACCAGTAGGTTTTGCAAGAAACGAATTAAGCCTTGGATTTATTAGAGAAGCAACTGATCTAACAGCCATGGGCCAAGTAGATGGAATGACTAATCAAGAAGCCAGACAAGTTGATAATCTATCAACTGGTGAAAAAACACTAATAGAAATATTAGCACAAAATAAAAGATCTAACAAGTTGTTAGATGACATAGCCAAGAAAGAATTAGGCTAATCCTTTTTATCATTATCACTTGACATTATCCGATAAATAGTATAATATAATATGTTAAAGGATTCTATATGAGTTGGAGAAAATACTTTTCATCAGTAGACAACAGCGGTCTACCATTAAACGTAACAGGCCAAGGTAAAAGCGAAGGCGGTCCTGGTGCGGCTACAAGTAGATATGCAAGTTGGTTACCTGAGGTATATGCAGGAAGTCCCAACAGACTTATGCGATATATTCAGTATGATCAAATGGATACTGACCTGGAAATAAACTCTGCATTAGACACTATATCAGAATTTGGTACGCAGGAAGAGGAATATACAGGCTTACCATTTACTATAAATTATAATACAGATCCTTCAGATACAGAAAATCAGATCCTTAATAAAACTCTTACTCAGTGGTGCAGACTAAATGAAATGCACAAAAGAGCATACAGAATATTCCGTAGCACAATCAAATACGGAGATCAATTTTTTATCAGAGACCCACAAAGTTATAAACTGTATTGGATAGATCCTGCAAACATTGAAAAAGTTATTGTAAATGAAAGTCAGGGCAAAAAGATACAGACATATTTTATTAAAAATTTACAGCCAAACTTTGAAGAACTAGTTGCCACAGATGTAGCACCGTTACATAGCAGACCATATGGTGCAGGTGGTGGACTTACAAGTGGGTATAGCACAGTAAACAGTAAATCTAACAATTATATGACAGGTGCAATGGATGGAGTTGATCAAGGTGTTCCTGTAGATGCAAGACATATTGTGCATGTTAGTTTGACAGAAGGCATGGACCACAGTTGGCCTTTTGGTGTTAGTATTTTAGAGCCTGTGTTTAAAGTTTTTAAACAAAAAGAGTTACTAGAAGATTCAATTATTATATACAGGGTACACAGAGCACCAGAAAGACGTGTGTTCTTTATTGATGTTGGTAATATGCCTCCACACAAAGCAAGGCAGTATTTAGAACAAGTAAAATACGAAGTACAACAAAAACGTGTACCAAACAAAAAATCAGATGGCACAAGTGTTGCCGATAGTGCCTATAATCCAATGAGTATGTTGGAAGATTACTTTTTTGCCACAACGGCAGAAGGCAGAGGCAGTAAAGTAGATACACTACCAGGTGGAGAAAACTTGGGACAAATAGATGACTTGAGATACTTTAATAATAAACTGCTAAGAGGTTTAAGAGTGCCTAGCAGTTATTTGCCAACAGGCCCAGAAGATGGAAGTAGTGTCTACAATGACGGTAAAGTGGGTATTGCTTTTATTCAAGAATACAGATTTGCAAAGTATGTGGAAAGACTACAAAAGCAAATACAAGAGGACATGGACGATGAGTTTAAAATGTTCCTTAAACACAGAGGCATAGAGATAGATAACGGCGACTTTTATATTACATTTAACAAGCCAATGAACTTCAGCAGTTACAGAGAACTGCAATTAGATCAGGAAAGAGCAAACTTATTTAATACACTTGCTCCTACACCATTCCTAAGTAATCAGTTTAAAATGAAAAAATATCTTGGACTTACTGAAGATGAAATGAAAGATAACGAAGCATTATGGCGTAGTGAAAACGGATATGAAAAATTTGCAGATGGCGATAAAAATATGGACCTTAGAAATATTGGTGTAAGGCCTGAACCAGATGTAAATGTAGATCCAAACACAGAGTTACCTCAAGATGTTGTTCCTGAGCCTGACACACCAGAGATAAATACTGATATACCACCAGAAGGCGGTACAGATTTAGATGCTGGAGAGCCATTATAATGAGACTTATAGAATTTTACAATCCTGAATTTGATGAATTTCAGCGAAGAAATAAAGAAGACAGCAGGAAGCCTAAAATGACTTTGGAAACTTTAAGTAAATTGCGTAAAGCAAGAGAAATAAAAAGAGCCGAAGAAATAGAGCATGGCAAGTTCCAGAAAGTGATGTATGCTAATCCAAGTGCTGACGCAGGTGCTGGAGGCATAATATAAAACAGTATTTAAGTTTTATTCCTATAATATAAATAATAATAGGATTTTTACATAATATACAGAAATCACTCAGAATCACTCAATTTCACACCTTTTCGCACAAAAAAACACTATTTTATATAAGTATTAAACAGACCACTAATGACACTTGTGTCATGAGTGGTATATGAACATTTAAGGAGACCACAATGTCAGAATCAAGAAGTAAATTAGAAGAAATTCTTGAACTTCTCCTTGCAGAAGAAAACGAAAAAGCGGAAGAAATGCTTCATGAGTATGTTGTTGCTAAAGCAAGA